AAAATTTGATGGTTTGGCTTTTAATTTGGTCACGCTTGAATCGACGAGAACATTCACACCTGGACACCGATCATCCGAAGACAACCAGCATCCTGGTAGACTTATTCTCTCGAAACGTGTCCGCCAAAGTCTCGTTCGGAACCATCGGCCAATCAAGGCCTAAAGTCCCGCGAGCACTTCGCCGCCCACGTTTCTCTTTCTTCTCAATATGCAATTGTCAAAGAACAGACACCGCAAAAACGCAGTGTCGAAGCCATCCTGCTCAAAGCGCTCAGGCCCGGCGAGTGTCGCTATCAAGCGGCTCTCTTGATGTCAACTCAAAGGGCAAATGCAGAAGCGAACTTCTCCGTCGCCGGCGGCGCCGTCGCCCTCGTTGTTGAGCCGTATATAGTCCCCACCTCCCAAAACTGTCAACGACCAATCCAAACTTTTTGCATAATCGGCTCATCACCGAAGGGAAACCGATGCGGAAGCCCAGATGGTGGCAAAGCGCTTTTCACTGAAAGGCGCCGACTTCCCGGATCGTAAGGTGGCCGGCTTGACGACCGAAATCCCACCACCGTTGAATAGGTCAGCAAAATGCGAGCAGTCGAAAGCGGGATCATTCATGAGCAACGACCCAGTGGGGCGTCCCGCTTAGATCATTGCAAGCCAAGCATAATGAATTGGAATGGTGGGTGATGTAGGGATCGAACCTACGACCCGCTGATTAAGAGACGGCGATGACTTGAAGCCGCGCAAGGAACGTAGAGTCTGTACCGTGAGAAAACCACCTCAAATCAGCGGTAAATCTCAATTTTTCTATTCGGCTACTGTTGCCCGCCCCGGATGGCGGCCAGCACGGCGCGGTTCATCTCTTTCTGGTCGGCCGAGATGTCCTCGAGCTTGCGGTCGATGCGCTGCAGGTGCCCGTCGAGATCGTCGCGGCGGACATATTCCTTGCGGACATCGTTGATGCGCTCATGCAGCTTGTCGTCACCGGCTTTCATGCGCTCTCCCACTGCCGTGATCGCCGCCCAGACGCGATAAAGGCCCGTCGAGATTGCCCCGAATGCAAAAATAGATAGCGTGACGCCGACGCCCATCAACCACTTCGTCTCGTCACCCATCCTACCTGCTCTTCAACTTGCCTGCGATTTCCTTGGCGGTGTGACCGCCCATGTAGAGGCCGAGATAGATCCCGGTCAGGAAGGTCAGCTCGCCCAGGAACAGCGGCACCGTCGCCCCGGACAGCGCGTTGACGAGCGGCACGAGCACGAGCGACCACAGCCACAACGCGCCGATCATCCACATCGTTGCCGGCCGCCAGGCCCACGTCCAGGCGCCGCCCTTGTCCATCTCGGCCAGCATCAGCCGGTTGGCCTCGCGCTGCTGGGCGACATAGGCGGCGACCAGCTCGGGCGTCTCGGCCTCGACGGTGGCGACGGCGCGGTCGAGCGCTTCGGCCGGCAGGGAAGGCAACTGGTCGACCGTGACGCCGGCCTCGCCGGCGATGGCGTCGATCACGGTCTCGGCGACGCTGCCGGCCGTCTTGCCCAGATTGTCTTCGATCAGCCGCTTGACGACGGGCGCGCCGACGCGCACGGCCGAGCCGATCAGGATCGAGGCAAGCGCGCTCATGGCTGCACCTCGGCTGCCACGGCCGCATAGGCGGCGGCGCGCTTCTTGTTGATGACGGCGCGCCAGACCAGGAAGGCGGCGAGGAGAACGCCGACGCCGATCGCACCGGTGAGCAGCCAGCCGGCGACCTGGTCGGCCCCAACGGGGACGGAAGCCGGATCGAGCGTCGCGCCGCCGCCCGACGCGGCGCCCGCGCCGCCGGCGGTGCCGGTCTGCTTGTTGGCGGTCTTGCCGGCCTTCTTGCCCTCGTCCTCGAGCTTTTCCTGCACCGCGGCCGAATTGTCGTTCACCGCGCCCAGCGCCATGGCGACGCCGCGCGCCTCGATGTCGACGACACGGTTGGTCCAGCCCTTGCCGAAGGTCTTCCAGATCGACAGCCCCTGCTTGAACGACAGGCGCGCCTTGCAGATCTTCTGCACGGTGACATGGTCGGGGCCGCCGACCGAGGCGAGCAGCCACTTGACGCCGCGCGACACGCCGGCATTGACGCCGGCGTCGAAGGTGGCGAGGTCGACGCCGGGGCGCAGATTGTAGCGCTCGGCCGTCGGCGCCCAGTACTCGTCGCGATAGATCCGCAGCGCCTCGCCATGGGTGATCTTCTTCACCGATCGCGGCGCCAGGCCGCGGCGCTTGCGCCAGGCGTCATAGACGGCCTGGGTGACCCCCAGATTGGTCGGCCCGCCCGGGTCCTGGGCGTGGTTGACATAGGCGCCCTCCCACTTGGCGGTGATCGGCATACAGATCGCGAAACGGTCGGTCATACGAGGGCTCCTGCAGCATCGACCCAGTTGGTGCCGTTCGACCAGATCGGCTTGCCAAGCGTCGTATCGAACATCATCGCGCCGACGCCGAGCCCGGCCGGGTCCGCGCGCTCCGTGGTTGCGCGAGACGGGATCACGACATAGGTGGCGAAACCGACGACCCGGTTGAGCTTGTTGACGGTGATGGCGTTGCCCTGGCCCTCGATGAACAGGCCGAAATCACCGCTGATGTTGCGCAGCTTGACATCGTCGGCCGGGTTGACGAGGCCGCCCGTATTGTTGCGCAGCGTGATCGAAGTTTCGCTTTCGCGACCTTCGACGATCATCTCGTCGAACCCGGCGCTCGGCTGCAGGAAATAGAAGGAGGCGGTCGGCTGCGACGTGCCGATGCCGAAGCCCTGATTGCCGTTCTTGTAGGAGCAGACCAGCGGATACCAGTTGCCGCCGCCAAAGGAGCTCGGATAGCTCAAGATGCCGAAGCTAAGCAGTTCTTCATTGGTCAGATCGGCACCCTCGCCGAGACCCTGGAAAATCTGCCAGATCGCCTCGCCCTGGAGCGCGGTGAAATAGCTGGCACGGTGATTGTCGCCGGCCGAACGGCTGGGGTCTCCAGGTGCCGCATAGGCACGGCTGTTGTCCATCATGTAGTAGGGATGCCAGTCGGCCGACTGACGCACCCCGTTGCCGTCATGCTGGCCGAACGGGACCGTCTGCCGGGTGTAGAGCGAAACGAAGACCTGGGCGCCGTCGCGGCCGCTCGTGCCCTCATAGGTCGCGCCGGGGCTCCAGTCATAGATGATGACGTCGTGCGGAAGGTCGAGGTCTTCCGCCAGGCGGTGGGGAAAGGTCGAGGGATCGGTGATGACGCGACCGTGATCCGCGCCGGGAGGAATGATGAGTTCGCCAACGCGGACGGTCGTGACGTCGAGCGCCTGGAGACCGTCGATCAGGATCTGCCTGTTTGCGGCCTTGGTCAAAGCCGCGCTCGCGCCCATGGCGGCGATATCGATCCGGCCGCGATTGCCCAGCTCGTACCAGATCTGTGTCACGCCATCGTCAAGCGTGATCGGGAATTTGGCCGCATGAGCAGGCTCGACCGCTACCTTCCGGTATACGGCGCCGCCACCGTCTGCCGGTTCGGCGTAGCCGCTCGTGCGGATGAAATCCGGAGCGACCGCCGGGCTGTACAACTGGGCGGCGGCGAATGTGGTGAACTGGGGATCGATGACGGTTGTCATCGCGCCAAGGGCCGTGTCCGCAGCCGCGGTCGCCACGCCGGCCTGTTCGGTTGCGATCGCCGCATTCTCCTGCGCCGATGCGATATCCACTCCCGAGCCGCCATCGACGAGGTTGCCGTCGCCGTCGGCCAGGTGGAAATGACCCTCCGGCAGGGCGTCGATCCGTCCGCCTTGCTGGCCGAAGGCCGCCTTCCATGCCCGGCCGATATCGCGGCGCGCTTCCTGGGAAACGCGTGTCAGCTTGTCGAGGTCGGCATTGATCTTGTCGGTCGAAAAGCGCTGCGCCTGCAGGAAATCCGAAACCCGCTCGATCGCCTCGGCGCCGGCGAGCACATAGGCGTCGTCGGCGAGAGAGGCGACGGCGAGCTGCAGCGATCCGCCGTCGATCGTGCCGGTTCCGGCCGGGAAGGTGAAGTCGATCCCCGGCGTCAGGGCGGTGCGGATGCCGTCGCGCACGCGCTCGACGAGCATATCGGCTTCGTCGAGGATCTGGAAATCGAAGTCGAGCGATGTCGTGCCGGCGGGCGGCGACAGGAGCACGAGGCGGTCATTGGCAAGGAGCGGCGTGTTCGTCATGGCGCGAGGGTAAGGTCGCGCCGAACCTGTCACGTTTACCCGTCAGGGACGGAAAAGCCGCCCGGGCGAGGCCTGCCCGGACGGCCAGGATGCGAGATGCCGCGACAGGAAGCGGGTTCGCGCAGTGAGATTAGGCGGCGAGGCGAGCCGTCACGTTTACACTTCGCGCTCGATGGATGGTGCGGTCGGGCTTTGCTGTCTGTTGCGCCTTGCTCGTTCTTCGGCAAATTCCTCCCGAGCCGTCAACGCCGTTGCGACAGCGAGCTCGCGAAAGTTTCGGTCGATTGTACGTGTGATGACGGCTTGCATGGATTGCGGGTAGGCCGAACTTGCGTTGCGTAGAAATTCAGCACGATGAGAGCCGCATCGGGCGGCGGCGGCAATAGCGATATCGGATGGTCTTTCATCCTGAAGGCGGACTGCGAGGACGGCCGATGTCTCCGCACCGCAGCGAAAATAGGGATCAATCTGATCCGCGAGCCAATCAGCGGACGGAAGATTTTGTGCAGACAAGGAAAACGTCGTTTGCGATTTAGGCTTGCGATCTGCCGCGGCAATTTGGGCAATTCCCGCATTGCCGAAATAGAACTCACCCTGGGTACCATCAGTGAGGCGGACCTGCCCGCTACCGTTCATTCCTGAACTGTCTCGTGTTGCTGTAATCATGCCGGTTCGCCCGTCGCTACATGTTGTTGGGATCGCTATGGTCTTCGAGCTGTCGAGGGCGTTGTAGTCGCCGCGGCAGGTGACTTTCTCACCGCCGAGCGGGCCGGCAACCTCGAAAGTGCCACCGGAGATAGACGCGGTTGTCGTGCCCTGCAGTCTTTCGCCGCTATCAGCGACGACTAAAACGGGAACCGTAACACTGCCACAAGACGTAAGAAGCGCGATCGCGCCAAGCACCATCATCGATTTCAAGTGAGCCTCCCCTTATTGGAGGGAGATAATGGCGAGATATCTAAGGCCCCGCAAGCGCGGACAGGTTCGGCGCGCGCTGCGGCGCCAGCGTGCCGGGCGCCCAGAAATAGCCCTGGTCGAACTCGCGCGCCCAGAATTGCTGCTGGCGCTTGAAGGCCTTGTTGGCCTCCGGATCGACCAGGAACTGAAACTGGTCCATCACCGCCCTTTCCCAGGCGAGCTTCAGATACCAGATATTGCCGCCGGGAATGTTGCCCTTGGCGAAGCGCACGAGCTCGCGGCCGAAATGCGTCGTCTCGCCCGAGGCGAGCTGCACCGCGTTGCCGGCCGTCAGGTTCCAAAGATCGTTGGCGCGCTGGATCACTGGCCCGCCCAGCGTCGTCGAGAAACCGCCGCCATAGCGGTTGAGGTCGGAAAACAGGAAATCGCCATAGATGCCGAGCCCGCCGCCCTGGAGGAGCGACGCGAAGCCGAAGGCGGGCGTCGTCATGTCACGCGGGTCGCGCCCGGAGGCGATCTGTTTCAACTGGATGGCGACGGCGCCGAGAAGCGAGGTCGACAGGAGCAGCGAGCCGGCATAAAGCGCGCCCCTCGCCTTCTGTCCGCCGGCGATCATCTGGTGGGTGCGCATTCCGTGCAGCAGCACGATGACGGCGCCGAAGCTCTTGAACTGGGCAAAGGAGCGCGCGACCTCGCCCCAGAAGGTGCCGGGCTTATTCTGTGCGAGGAGGCTTGAGCGGGAACGGTGCGAGCCGTTCGGGACGGCATATTCCGTCTCGGCATGGATCATCTCGATGTAGCGTTCGGCCAGGCGCGGGTCGAGATCGGCGATTTCGCTCGGCCGCAGGATTTGGCCGTCGCCGGTTCCGTGCAGCTTCGATCGCCGGATCACGTCCCAGTCGGCCGGCTTGATGCCGTAGCGCCGGAACGTGCCGCGAAAGGCATCCGGCAGCTCGTCGAACGACAGCCCGACGCGGTTGGCGGCTTCCGTCTCGAAGGCGAGCCCGAAGGCGTGGCGCGAAGCCTGCGTCCAGGGCGTCAGGCCGGACCAGGTCAGGACGCGATCGGCAAGATAGTTCGCCCATTCCGGGCCGGACAGCGTACCGACATAGCGGGCCTGGGCATGGAACACATTCGCCGCGCTGTCGAGGATGAGGCCCGCCTGCACCGCCTCGCGCCGTGTGGCGGTGCCGAAGGCCTTCACCATTTCCGGAACGACGCCTTTCGACGAGATGCCGGCGAAGGACCGCGCGATCGCCTGCGTCCCGACATCGGAAATGGCGCTGATCGCGGCCTGGCCGAGAATGGCGGAGGTGATGATCGATCGTGCGGCGCCGAAGGCATTTGCCCAGCGTCCGTTCACGGGAGTGGAAAGCTCGCCGCGAATGGAGCCCCATACTTCGTCCAGCCGCTCCTGGGTGCGACTGGACCTGTCCGCCGCGGTCTTCTCCGTCGCGCCGCCGAGGCGATGCGACTTGCCGGCCAGCACCCGTCCCTTTTCCTTCTCGATCATCTGCTTCATCAGCTCGATCGTGCCGGAGGGGTTGGGGCCGAGGATCTCCATCGCCCCGATGTCCTTCGCCATCATGTTGATGTGGCCCATCATCGTCGCAAACGGATCGGACCCGCCGCCGAAGGCTTCCTGATATTGCAGCCAGGCATCCGCGTCGCGGAAGACGAGGAACCGATGCTCGGCCCGCTGGTTGGCGAGCGCCCCGCGTCCGGACGGCGCCCGGCTCGGCTGCATCTTCGAAATGCCGTCGGTCGCGACGGTTTCCCAAATTTCGTCGAGCACCCAGTCGAGTTCGGCCTTGTAGATCTTCTTGCCCGTCAGCGGATGGCGCATCCGCGCAAGGTCGAGGCGCGGCCGGATGAATTCCTTCCAGCTCTCGCGCCCCATGTTGCGCAGCGCGCGGGGATCGTGATGCTGTGGCAGGCCCCAGTTTTCCAGCTTGCCGATCGCGCCGCCGGCGGCGTTGAAGCGCTGGCGCAGCCATTCGCTGGTGTCCTTCCAGGCGGCCGCCATCGCCTTGGCGGCCTGGTCGCCCGTGTCCTCGCCGAAGAGTTCGCGCGCGACATTGCGCAGATCGGCCGCGTTCCAGCGTGCCTTGTCACCGAGGAGCGCGCCGCGCCGGAAATGATGCAGCGCTTCTTCCATCTTCGCATGAGCCAGGGCGACGATCGCCCGCGATCGGCCGGCGACGGACGAGAACGGCGCGGAACCGAAATGCTCGAGCTTGTCGAGCGCCGCCGCGCCGATATTCGCCCTGCCCTTCGCGTCCCGATAGGAGCGGAGATCGCGGTCGATCTCGCGCACATTGGCGAGTGCCAGCTTGGCCTTCCTGCGCTTGTGCGCCGTCGCGGCTGCGATGCTTTCGAGGAGATCGGCCTTGGCCTGTTCGGCGGCAAGTGCCGGCCCGCCATTGTCGCGGTTTTGCCGGAAGCGCTCATAGTCGCGCTTCAGGCTGTCGGCCTCTTCCTTGGAAAGCTCGCCGCCCTTGACCGCCGTGTCGAGACACTGATTGATGGACATCTGTCCTCCTTAGGCGCCGACCGGCGGCCGCCCGACTTTTCGGGCGCGTCCGCGCAGGGCCAGCGAGCAATAGCGAGCGAAACGGCCCGTGAGCGAAATCATGCTCTGCAAGCCTTGATGATGGTGGCAAGTTCGTCGTCGCGCGCGGCGTCTGCGACGTAACGCGAAAGCGGCACGACATTGCCGGCTTCGTCGGCGATCTCCAGATGGCCGAACGCCTCGAGATCGGCCGGGGAAATCTCGTCATCTGGCCGCGCGACGGCCATGTCATCGATGCCGTCCGCGTCGGCTGTGAGCGCGCGCCGCTCGCTGGCAGCAAGCAATTCGGCTTCCGACCAGCCGGGTGGCAAGTCGTTGACGCGGCGTACCCCTTCCGGGCGCGCCGGCACATCGGCCGCCTCGATCTCGCTGATCACGCGATCGAACGCCTCGACCGGCTCGATCCCCTCGTCGAGCGACAGCCGCGCGATCCGGGTCAGCACGTCGTCGTCGAGCGCGGGACCGCCCAGGCGCACGATGTCGCTGACGAGCCCCTCGACGCCGGCGCGGGCCGCTTCGAAATCGCTGCCCGTCTCGCGCACAGCCGTTCCCGGCAGAACCGGGTTGCCGCGAACGTCTTCCTCGATCAGATCGAGCAGGTCGCGCACGGTCGAGCGCGCCGCCGCCTCGTCGGGCGTGCCATAGAGATGATCGAAATAGCCGGCCTGCGCCGCGCGCTCGCGGGCCGTATCGAGCGGCGCCCCGTCCTGGCGCACCAGGCGGCCGCGGAAGCGTTCGGTGACCTGGTCGGCGCCGATCGCCGCAAGCTCGCCCTTGAAATCGGTAACGCCGCCCTCGTCGATCAGGAAGCCGGACAGCGATCGCGCGGCCGGCGCGGTCGGCGCGCGCGCCGGTTCCTCGCCCACGATCACCCGCGTCACGCGCTCGATCTGCTCCGGATCGGCATCGAAGCCGCGCCAGTCGTCGGCCATGTCGAGCGCGCGGTGCGCCTGGCTCACCAGCTCGTCGTGGCGCGCGGCGGGCGCTGCCGAAGGCCGCGTCCGGTCGAGATGCGCCAGCGCGTCGGCATGGTCGAGCGCGCCGCGCGCCTCTGGCGGCAGTGCGGCGCGGATCTCGGGCAGCACGGTGCGCGCGGCCTCGATGTCGCCGGAAAGCGCCTGGCGCATCGCCGGCGCGACATGCGCCTCGGCCGCGGCGATCTCGGCAGCCAGGTCGACCTGCGGGCCGCGCAGCCGCGTCGCCGCCTCTCCGACCGCGCCTATCCCGGCGCCGAAGATACCGCCCAGCGTCGCGGCGAAGGTGACATTGCGCATCGCTTCCTCGAGACCGGCGTCGAGACCGGCACGCGCGCGCCAATCCTGCACCATCGGCTGGATCGCCGCCTCGGCCGCGCCGTTGACGAAAGCCTCGCGCGTCGCGACCGCCAGGATGCGTCCTGCGACGGTGCGGCCGGCGCCCGGCCCGCCGCCGACGACCAGGGACGCGACATTGATCGGGTCGTTGATGAAACCGGCCATGCCGCCGCCCAGGAGCGCCGCCCATTTGCCCAAGCCGCTGCGCGACGACAGGAAGGTGCCGAGCCGCGCGTCGGTCTCGCGCGCACGCCGCGCCGCCTCCCCCTCGACCGAGCGCGTCAGCCGTTGCCCGGCGCTCTGATCGGGGATCTGACCGGCAATGGTGTCGAGTTCGGCATGGAAGGCGCGAATGCGGCTGTCGGCGTCGCCGCGATAGGCGGTCTCGCCCGAGGCGTCGCCGCGGCCGATCTCGTCGAGCGACGGACGGCGGAAGGTCGACATCCCTTCCCGACGCGCCTGTTCGGCAGCGCGCAACGGGTTCTGCAGCGTCCGGCCCGTGAGCTGGCGCACCTCCTCGATCCGGTCGTCGAAGGCGCGCTCGAGCGCGACATGGGCGCTGTTGGCGTTCTCGACATAAAGCATCGCCTCGCGACTGGCCGACCAGATATCGCCGAGCGACGCCTCGCCGCCGGCGAAACTGTCGAACGCCGATCGGCGCGGTTCGCCGTAAAGATAGCTCATGGCACGTCCTGCGGAACGGGTCGGAACTGCCATTCACGCCAACGCTCGGCATCGCGGGCTGCGCGGGCCGTCGGCTGGTCGACGCGGGTGCGACGCAGCATGTCGACATCGAGCTGGAAATAGCCGCCGGCCGCGTCCGGCACATAGCGCGGATCGTCCGACCAGGGATCGCCGAGCGCGACGCGGTAGCGGCCGGGTCCGGAGGCGATCAGCTTGCCGCCGCGAAGCTGGTCGACGGTGATCGGAACGCCGTTGGCGGTGCCGAGATCGGCCTGGAAGATCAGGTCATCGGCCGACAGGTTCCAGACGAGCTGCTCGAGATCGTCGGCCGGCATGTCGACGGGCGCGACTGTCTCGACGCCGTTGACCATCGTCAGGCCGCCATGCTTCACGCCGTCGACCATGCGCGCGCCCAGCACCTCGTCGAGCGCCTGGGTGAAAAGCTGGCGGGCTGGCGATGTCTCGCCGAAGTCGGACGCATCGATGCCCATGCGCATCGCGCGGCGTTCGAAGATCGCGGTGGCGGTCTCGATCGCGGCCGTGCGGGCCGTCGGCCAGAGCTGCAGCGCGCCGCCCAGGTCGACGGTCGCCGCGCCATGCAGCTTCGCCGGCGTCGGCAGGTTGGCCTTGTAGCCCTCGACACGGCGCATCGCGAGTGCCTCGCCCGCCTCGACGACCAACTTCTGGTCGCCCGTCGAGGCATAGAGCCCGGCCACATGCGCGAGCACCGGCGCATCGGCGCTGATTTCTGCGAACGCGGCCGGCGCGGCGCGGCCGAGCCCTTCGCGCAAAGCGGAGACGACAGCCGGGAGCTGCAGCGGATCGCTCTCGACCTGCTTTTGCAGCGCGTCGATCTCGTTCGGAAGGAAATATTTCGGCGCCGCCCCGTAATGCTTGCCGATCGCCTCGGCCGTCGCGGCCCGATCCGAGAGCGTGACGGCCAGTCCGGCCTGGTCGGAAAAGTCGAGTGGCACGATTTCCGCGACGCCCGCACGGTTCGCCCAGGTGAGCGGATCGGCCTTCAGGCCGGCTGTCATTTCCTTGTGCAACCCCTCCATCACGTCGAGCGTGACGAGCGCCGCTTCCGACATGCCCTCGCGCTGGATGCGTGCCTTCAGCGTCTCGATCTGCGCCTCGACGACGGAGGGATGCGCGCCAAGATGGGCCGATTGCCAGGAGGAGAGATTGTCGAGGAAGTCGAGATTGGCGGCCAGCGCCTCGTCTCCGGTCGCCGCGACCTCGGCCGCGATCGCAGCGCGTCGGCGCGGGTCGACCGGATAGCCCTTTTTCAGGAACGAGACCTGGCCGTCGATCGATTTTTCGAGCGCGGAACGCCGGCGATCGGCAGCAACCTCGTCGGCCTGGAGTTGGCGCATCATCTGCGTTTTGACGGTCTGGAAGGTGGCGGCGTCGACCATGCCGCCATAGCCCTCGCCATCCTGCCAGTCGGTCTCGAACGCTTTCAGATATTCGGCCCGCGCGGCCGGATCGGTCAGGTTCTCGAAGCCGGCCAGGACGCGGGCGCCCATCGCGCCGGTGCGCGTCTCGCGCTTCAGCCGCGACTTTTGCAGCGGCGTCATCGGCGAGGCGTCGATGTCGCGGTCGATCTGGTCGAGCTCGGCGGCCAGCGCCTGGTCGCTGCGTTCGTCGAGCCCCGCCTTGGACGCAATGCGCAGGGCCGATTGGGTGCGCGCCTCGATCGCCTCTTCGAAGGATGCGAGGTTCTGGCTTTCGAGCTGGCTTTGATATTCGCGCACGGCGCCGGCGACCGCGCCGACCTTGGCGCGCTCGAAGGATTGCGTCATCGCGGCCGCCTGCGCCGGTGGCAGCTCCTGGACATAGCCCTGGCGGAGCGCCTCGATCGCTTCGGTGAGGCCCGCCGGATCGCCCTGGTGCTGGACCGACAGCGCGTCGATCTGGCCGAGCATCGCCGTTTGCAGGCGGTTCTGGTGAATGTCGATCGCCGCGGCGTTATAGGCGTCGCCGCGGATCGTGCCGGCCGCCATCTGCGGCACGGCGCCGGCCGCGCCGGTCAATGTCACCTGCACCTGGCCGCCGGCGGCCGCGACGGGCGCACCGCCCGAAGAAACTGCGGCGGCACGATCACCAGCCTTTGCCGTCCAGATGGACGCGAACTCGCCGGCCGTCATGCCGCTGGTGCCGCCGTTGAGCGTAACCGCCTTGCTGCCGACGATCGAAACGGCGCTCGCGCCGGGATTGGCGAGGAGACGCGCCGCGCCGCCGGCGCCCTGCTGATGCGCCAGGTAGAGTTCGCCGGCGGTCGGTTCGCGGCCGAGAACCTTGCGAAGATGGCCGGCATTGTCCTTCGCCAGGCGGGCAGCGGCGTCGGACGCCGCGACCGGGTCGAAACGGTTGGCAAGGCCATACTGGCTTGCCGTGCTGTCGATGAACTGGAAAAGCCCCCCGGCGGAAGAGTTCGGGTTCTTCGCGTTGGGGTTGCCCGAGCTTTCCAGCATCGCGATGGTCAGCATGGCATTGGCATCGACGCCGTGCTTCTGCGCAGCCGCCGAGACGATGCTGCGGACATCGCCGGCCATACCCCGCGTCATCCCCTGGGCCCGGCCGCGCTGCGGCGTCGTCATCGGGCTTGACGCGTCGAATGCGAAGTCGACGCCGGGCATGGAGACCGTCATCGCCGCTGCCGCGCCGGCATCCCTGCCCTCGCGTCGGGCGGCATCGCCCGCCATCTCCATCAGCCGGCCGGATATCTGGCCCGACGTCTTGGCGATCGCCAGGAAGACGTCTGCCGAACCGTTGTCGGCCGACGGCTCCAGCGAGCCGCGGCGCGGCGCCTGCGCGGTAAAGGTCGGGATCAGCGCCATCAGCCGATCCTCGCCGCGTCGATGTAGGTGTTGAGGCCGGTCGAGGCCGCCCCAAGGAAGCCCTGCGTCAGGGCCGCGCGGCCACGCGCCCGCGTGTTCGCGGCCTGGCGCCGGCGCTGCATGGAGCGGGTGATGGAAGACGACGAATTGATCGACAGTTCGTTTTCCGCGTCGGCCGTCGCCTGGCGTCGCGCGGTCTCGACCGAGACGGAGCCGAGGCCCGCCCCGCCGGAGGCAAAAGCCACCTGCTGGTTGGCGACGGTCTGGTAGAGTTCGGCTTTCAGCGCGGCGCTGGTCTCGCGCCCTTCGATGAATTCGTTGCGGCTCTCGAATTCCTGCTGGCGCGCCTCGACCTTCGCCTGGCTGTTTGCGGCCGCGCCGGCACCGATCGACGAGACGGCGGAAAAGACGCCGGCGACCTTGCCGAGCGTGCCGAGAATGCCGGAGCCGGCGGTCGCGACGGTTCCGGCCGTGCCGGCGGCGCCGGCCGCAGCGCCGGCGCCGGCGAAGACCTTGGTGAAAAGTGCGGCGGCAAACTGCATCGTCCCTCTCAAGCCACGACGTTCTTGGTCACCGAGCGCACCGTCAGGCGCCCCGGAAATGTCTGGGTGACGGTCAGCCGGCCGTGATCGGTGAAACCGTGCATTCCCTCGGCCTCGATCTTGCCGCTGACCGGCCGGGCGAGCGGCCCCTCGTCGAGGAAGGTGTCGTCGTTCGCGCGCAAAGGCAGGGGAATGAACTCGCCGTCATTGACGCGGATCGCGAGCGACGTTGTCTCCAGCACGGAGATGACGGCGCGGTTGACCCGCTTCAGCCGCGCATGGCGTGAGCGCGTTTCTTCCTCGAGACTGACATCCGGGTCCGTCGCCAGCGGGGCCACCCAGGTGCCGACGCGCACCGAAACCGCCGCTTCGGGCAGTGAGATCGCCCCGTCCTCGACATCGAACGGGCCGTAAAGGCTGTCATTGGCAACCGCCCAAACCTTGCGCCCGTTGAACCGGTCCAGGCCGTTTATCGCCGTCGTCGGCGCGCCGAAGGCAAATTCGATCGCTTCGTCGAGAAGAAGCTCGGGCTCCATGCGCTCCTGGCGTAGGGTCGTGACGCCATTGTCCAGGCGTCGCACCAGCGCCCAAAGCACGTTCTGATGATCGACGCAGAACGAGGCATAGGCGCCATCGGTGATCCAGGGCGCGAAGCCGGAGACTTCCTGGCTGCGCATCACCGTGAAAGCCGTCGCGGTGCCGTCCGCGTTCGACATGATGATCAGGTCGCTGTCGACCGCCCCGGTGGCACGCCGGCGCACGATGTCGACCGGGTCGCGGATCAGGTGTGCCGAAAGAACCGAGGCGTTGTCGGCGATATAGTTCTGCTCGATCTCGGTATAGTTCATCTGGCGCAGCGTCTGGCCGCCATCCTGAATGTAGAAGATGGCGTTGTCGGAGGAGACGACGGGCGTCCCGGCCTTGATGCCCGGCGCGTCGGACTGGCCGAATTGCGGCGCCTCGCTGGCCGAAAGCGTGCTGTTGCGCAGATAGGCGGTCCGCTCCGATCCCGGAAGGATCAGCACGCGCGAGAGCACGATGTCGCGGATGCGGTTGTCCTCCATGCCGTCGATCTCGTAGGAAAAGGCGGCGATGGCGCTGCCCAGTTCCGTGTTGAGGTCGTACGGCGCGCCGACGACGGAACAGAGCAGCTCGTTCGGGCGGCTTTTCAGGCCGGCCATGATCAGGCGCTGCTGCGCGAACCGGCCGACCGCGGGCCAGCCGCGGGCGTTGGACATGATCGCCTCGCCGCCCTTTCGGCCTTCCGTCAGCGTCCGGACGCGGACATAGGCATCGGCCGAAAGCGCCGTGCCGACCATGGTCAGCCAGTCGCGATTGGCGTTTCCCTCGCCGGTGAACGAAACGTCGAACACCGAATTGCTGACCGCGGCAACGGACAGTCCGTCATTGACGTTCGGCAGCGCCTCCAGTGCGGTTTCGATCGCGATGGCGGTGTCGGCCTGCGTGGTGCCGACCGCGATCGCGGTCGTCGTTTGCCCTTCCACCGTCAGGTCGAATTGACCGCCGGAGGCCAGTCCGTAAAGCTCGATTTGCTGAACCTCGGTGACGCCGTTCGTGTACGTGCCGCCATAGTCGACCAGGGGAACGTTGTCGAAAACCACGGGTGAGCAGCTCCATTCGCCGCCGCTGCCCATGCGCTCGATGCGGTGCGGCGCCATGTCGACATGGAAAGCGAGGATCGTGTCGAAACGCGGCTCCAGTTTCATCTCGCGGATGATGCTCTCCGGGGCGGGGATGCGGATGGACGCGCGCCAGAAGGTCGCCTCGAAGATGTCGATATTGAAGTCCGTGATGACGAGCCGGTAGTTGTTGTCGGCGTCCGCCGAGTAGCGCCGGCAGATGCCGTCGGAAAGCGTCGCGGTCTCCCGCCACATGTTGACGTAGTTCAAGGTGACATCGCCGCCGGCCAGGTTGGCGTTGATGGCGACGCGAAAGCGCTGCGCGCCGATGCCCTGGTGTCCGGGACCGCCGGCGGCGAAGCGGCGCGTGCGCAGGCTGGTCGTGATCAGGAGCGCGGCCCCGAAGGGCTGCCAGGCCGCGCCGTCCCAATATTCGGCAATGAGCGCGCCAAGCGCGCCGGTCACGGAAATGCTGACATCGCCAACGTCGATGAACTGGATCGTCTGGATGCTGCCGAGATCCACCTCGAAAAGGACGAAACGCTCGCCCGCGGCGGCCGGCACGGTTGTCATGGTGTCGCTGGTCAAGAGATCGGCTGCGTTTCCGCCATTGGGAAGCGTGAGCATCCCGGCTGTCAGGGCGACGGGATCGAGCTTGCGACGGGCACGCGCGATGTCGGTCGAACCGCCGCGATCGGTATAGCCCCCCTGCGGCAGCATGACGATGTTGCGGCCGTCCGAAAGCGAGCCGCCGACGAACTTCGTGTCGCGGCGCTCGATCATGTGCGGATCGAGAACCCCGTAGGTATGAGCGGCCTGGACGGTGGTGACCTTTGTCATGCCTTCACCATCCGTATCGTGCGTCGTCGGGATCATCCCAACCATTGCGCAGGTCGGTCAGCGGGTTGGCGCCGCCGGCAGGCTGTTGCGAGGGCTGCGCTTGAGCGTCGAGGTCGGCGGCGACCTTGAACTGGCCGCCCTCGCCCTGGAAGTCCGGCGGTCCATAGGCATCCCGGCGCAGGAAATTTCGAAGCTGCCCGTCCTCGCGGATCTCCAGCGCATATTCGGCGCCCAGCGCCAGCGTCACGAGCTCGCGGAAATAGCCGGGCCAATGCGCGACCGGCGGCTTGACCTGGAATTCGGCATAGACCTGCGACGCGTTGGCGAAGACTTCATTCGTCGCAAGCTGGTACGACAGGAGCGGCCGCCCGGAAATATCGGGGCCGTCATAATAGCCGCGCGGCAGCGCCAGCCGGTTCGGCGGCAGCATGAACGCATAGGTCCAGCCGGGCGGTGTCTTGGTCAGACGCGAAAGGGCGGCGAAGCGCTTGGTGAAATGCCAGGGATATTTCGACAGGAGGTCCTCGAGCACCGCGTCATAGGTCGCGACGACGGAGACGCCGGCCGGGCCGGGCGCTGCGATCGACTGCACCGGCAGGCAGCCGATGCGGGCGAGAGCGCGATTGATGATGGTGACGGCGTCCATGTCGGCTCCGGCAGGAGGAAGCGCCCGGCGCGGGGCCGGGCGCCCAGGCAAAGGCTCGCTTAGACGATCGACGTCGCCTGGATCGGCGCGACCGTGACCGCGGTGCCGCTGTTGGCCGTGACGATATAGATCCGGCCCGCTGGCGATCCGTCGAGATCGAGCCGGGCGAAGATCATCTCGCCGACCTGCATGACGTCGGCCATGCCGTTGAAGTGGCCCGCCGTCTGGACGGTCGCCGCGTCGTCATTGGTGGCGAGGTCCCAGTCGGTAAGCTGCTTGGTGTTGGGGGCGGCGCCGTGGGAGACGCCTTCGTTCTTCCGGCGGATCGTGCCGTTTCCGACAGTGCGCATGTGAAAATCCTCGGGTTGCAAAGAAGGGTGAAGCCGGGGCTACGCGCCCCGGCCGGGGGATCAGGCGGCCGGCAGGACGATGTCGGCCGGGACGTATTTCGCGGGGATCTTCACCGCACCGTTGGGCAGGAGGAGCTGCGAGCCGATGCGCATCCGCATGTTGTGGGTCCAGCAATCCTTGCGGTTGTCCCAGGCGACGGAACCGGTCAGTTCGCGGACATAGCCGAAGCCGATCGCCGAGCGGTGCCACATCAGGCAGGTGGCCTGGTTGGCGGCGTCGCCGTCGCGCAGCGTCTTGTCGGAGAGCGCGAAGATGTGAATGCCGTTCCAGGTCTTCGCCAGGTTGCCCTTCACGAAGGGCAGGTCAGGCCCGACATAGTCGGCATTGGCGATACGCTTGTCGCCGATCAGCATCGCCCAGGACACGCTGTCGACGGCGCAGAAGACGTTGCCGTCCTGCACCTCGACATCCTGCGCCATCAGAACCTGCTTCGCCTTGACGAGGGTCGAGACGGACATGAGATCGAGATAGGCGCCCTGCGACTGGGTCGCCGCCTTGAGCGCCCGGACGATCGTCTTGTCGTGAACGCGGCCGAGCGCCATGGCCGAGCGCTTGGCAACCGCCTGCTGGCGGTTCACCGTCATCTGGTCGAGATCGTCCTCGAAGACCTCCTCGAAGGCACGGCTCTTCTTGGTGTCAACCGCGACGGTCGTGTCGTTGGCGTTGTGCGGCTTGGCGACGTCGCCGCGCTTGACGTCTTCCTCGGCCTCGCCGATGCCGAAGATCGGGAAATGCATCTTCTCGCCCGTGATCTTTTCGGGCGGGGTCGTGGTGTTGCGCAGCGCGAAGCCGCCGGACTGGTAGACGTGCAGCGCCTGGGTGCGCCACTGCTGGACGTAATGATTGGGGGCCGTTGCCGACATGGGCTCATCTTTCCCGGTTGAGTGGTCCTTTGGTTTTCCGGGGCCGATTGCCAGAAGGGTGTGCGGGCCTGTCTCTTTCGAGCCGGTTGCCGCGCCGTCCGGGTCCATCCACCGTTGATCGGCGAGGATAGGGGCGGGCCGAACCTGTCACGTTTATCGACGGCAAAGAGGAAGCCCGCCGGGCGGGGCCAGGCGGGCTCTGAAAGTCCAGTTGCCGACCGGCGGCGGCGACCGGCGCGTGAGGGAGCCTAGTCGTCCGGATACATCTGCTTGAAGAGCTTGCGCGTCTCCTCGGCATAGGCCGGATCGAACTTGGCGCCAAAGGCGTCATTGCGCGGATCGGCCGTGCGCGCCTCGAGGTCGGATTTCGAGATGCCCTGCTGCTGGATGCCGCCGCCCGGCTGGATCGACGGGTTCGAGCCGGATTTCATCAGCGCCTCGATCACCGCGACGCCGTCGGCCGACGTCGTCAGCAGCCGCATCTCGTTCTTCATCCCGTCGGTGAAACCGTGCTGCGGCGTGAGCTGCTTGATCCAGTTTTCCGCCGTCAACAGCCGCTCGCCGCCCTTCGCCTCGATCTGTTCCGCGGAGCCGCGATAGCCCTCCGGCGCCAGGCTCTTCAGGAGCGCGGACGTATCGAATGGCTTTTCGATCAACCCCTTGTCGACGAGCGTGTCCATGAATTTCGGGATGGCGTCGATCTGTTGCTGGGTGAAGCCGTGCTCGTGGGCGATGCCTTTGAACGCCTCGAGCGCCGGATCGTCGTCGGCGATCCCGCCGGCGGCTTTCAGCTTGTCGGACCAGTTGAAGGCATAGGCGTCGGCCTTTTCCGGCACCTGCGGCCCCTTCGCCTGGGCGTCGCGGAAGCCCTTGTTCTCCTTGAACAGGCGGTCGATCGTTTCCTGATCGGTCTGGCCGATCAGATGGTCGGCGATCCCCTCGGGTTTGTGCAGGGAAGGCTGGGCGCCGTCCGCGCCGCCGATCGGCAGCGTCTTGGCGCCTTCCGTGCCCGGCTGCGCCGGATCGGCGACCTTGCCGGCGCCGGCGTCCGCATTGGTGATTTCAGGCGTCGTGTCGACGCCGTGGCTGTTTTCCTGTCCGTCCATGTCAGTTCCTCGGTGTTGCCGGCCGGTTCTCCGCCTGGGCGATGGCCTCGAGAATGGCCCAGACGAAATTGCACTGCGCATTGTGCGCGATGACGAGCGGGGTGATGGCGTCCATCGGCAGCATCGCGTCGACCGGATAGGGCTGCGCGCGCAGCGTCTGGTCGATCATGAGCTGCAGGCACTTCTGCCCGTCCGCGGTCGCAAAGGTGTCGCGGAAGACGGCCGCTTCCTTGCGGATGGCGGCTGCGCTTTCCTGGCGCTGGCGGTGCAGCGCGCCGCTGGAGCCGTCGATCCCCGCCCAACCCTCCATGTCGCCGCCCATCGCGCGGCCGAGTTGCTCCAGAAGCGATTGCGCGGACGGCTCGTGATCGAGATCGCGCAAGGTCTCGTCGGGTTCGATGCCGTGTCGGTCTTCGGTTTCGGTGTCGCTCAAGGTTTCCTGTCCTTCGCTATATGACGGCGTGGCCTCACGCCGGTTGCATCTGTCCGCCCGGCGGCGCGGCCGATCCCCCTTGGGCGCCACCGGCCGGCTGCGCCGGCATCTGCGCCTGGGCAATGATCTGCGCCACCATCTGCTGGATCTTCGACTTTTCCGCTTCCGAGCGGATCAGCTTTTCGGGGATGCCGAGCTTGTGGCCGATTTCGGTAAAGACGTCCTCGACCTTCGCCGTCAGCATGGTGATCTCCATGCCGCCGAGCGAGATCATGATCTGCAGCCACTCGACGAGCGACGACACGTCCTGCGCCTGCTGGATCTTCGCGATCGGCGACACCACCTCGACGCGGAACAGGAGCTGGTCGATCGTCAAATTCGTCGAGATCAGCTTCTTGCGGAACAACACGTCGATGACGCGCTGGATCAGCGGCCGGATGATTTCCAGCACCAGGCGCGCATAGGCGCCGGCGAGGTCGGCCGACAGGCGTTTCATCCGCTCGACGATCTCCGTCGCCGAACGCACCGCGCCGCTGTCGGGCGGCAGCGTGTCGTCGAGCATGAGCTGCTTCACGCTTTCGCGCAGGTCCTGCAGGATGAGGTTCGAAATGTCGAACCGGCCGGGAACCTCGAGCCGCTGGACCGAGGCGCCCATATTGCCGCTGGTCGATCCCACCGCCCACATCGCGCCCGGCTTCATTCGCGCCGTTTTCGGGTTGAAGGTGCGATCGTTGCGGTAGATCCACAAGCCGAGAATGGCAAATGCGGCCGCCTTGATCGACAGTTCCGTCACCTTGTTCAGCGTCTTCGCCGTCGGCAGGCCGATCAGGCCGGGGCCGCGGCCCATCGGCTCGCCCGGCACCTTGTAGAAGCGCGGCGTCAGCCACGGGCAGGTCTGCTCCGTCGTCTGGTAGATCGCTCCTTCCTCGGCCTTGCCGGCGCGATAGGCCCAGAAATCCCACTGGCCGCGCGTCTCGTCATATTCGCACGCCTGGATGATCGCGACTTCCGTTTCCGGGTTCTCGTCGATGATCTTCTTCAGCTCGTCGGACAGCTTGATCCTGTCCTTCGGCCACAGGCCGGGGATGTCCTCGGCCGAATAGGTCTTCGGCCAGTAGATGCCGTTGACCTTGCCGGTGCCGTTTTCACGCAGCGAGATCTCGCCGACTGGAACCGAGACGAAGTTGAGGATGTCGCGATCGTGCTCCAGCATCAGCATCGCGCCGGTGCCGCCGAAAAGGTCGAGATACATCTCCCCGGCCGCGACCGCGAATTCCGCGCCCTCGAGGACGGCAGCGATCTTCTTCGAGATCAGCGCAAGCTCTTCCTCGGCCTGCTTTTTCTGGTCGCCCTCGATCTCGAGATACGGGCCGATCTTCAGCTCGAAAAAGCGCTGGAAGGAGGGCGTCACGTCTTGCTGCATCCGGCCGGAAAACCGGAACGCGGCTTTCGAGGCGGTGGCGTCGAAGATGCGGTCGACGCGCCCCTGCGTCGATGCGGCCTGCGTTCCCGCCGGCGCCCGGTAGGGCAGCACATATTCATAGAGTTCGTCGAGAAGCGCTTTGTGGCTGCGGCATTTCTCGATCGCGCGGCTGCAGCGCTTGTCGACCTTTTTCAGATCGACCTGCGCCGCCTTTACGTCCTTGGCTTCACTGTCCGCCATCAGCCGCCAGTCGTGCTTTTCTTTTCGCGATCGTTGAAGGCGAGCGAGCGGCGCAGCGTCGAGGCGCGGGATGCGACCGCCAGGCGCTGGTCGGCCTCGGCGTCGGCGCGGTTCGCCTTTTCATAGCGATCGCGCTGCATCGCCTTCTCGGCTTCGCTGGGGCCTTTGTTGCCGCCGCCGCCGAAGAGTTTGCCGATTGCGCTCATGACGCCCTTCCCTTGCCGTTTGGCGGGCAGTCTATGCGGGCGGGAAATCTGTCACGTTTATCCGCACCCAGGTCCGGATGGCGGTGCCGGCCAGGTGCTCGTCGATCGGCACAAAACCGATCAGCCGCGCCAGTCGCTGGCCGGCGGCATTCGCGTCGTCGATCCGGGCGATGATCGTGCTGTCCGGCATCACCGTCGCCACGCGCAGCATCGTGTAGCGCAAGGCTGCCAAAGGCAGCTTCACGCCGGACGGCAGCATCAGGCAGGCCTCGAAGATGCCGGAATGGAAGGGAACGAGGCTGCCGATCAAGAGCGGTTCGCCGTCGTGCCAAAGCGTCCAGGACGGAGCCGCAGTGATCTGCACCGCCGCGCCCTTCCATATCCGGCGCGGAACGGTCGGGCAGAGCCGCGCAAAATCCGACAGGGTCGCCGGCCGGAACTCCATCAGGACCGCCAGACGTCGAAATTCGTGTTGACCTCGACCGTCCCGCCGAAATCCTCGTCGTCGGCATCGAACATCTTGTCGCCGCGCCCACCCATCAGCTCGCCGCGCTTGATGCCCTCGACGCCGACCAGGTCGAGCACGCCGTATTGCAGTGCGTCATGCGGGTTCGAATATTCGTTCTTCTCGGGCTGCGGGTCGGACAGCCCTTCGACCCCGCGGCGCTTGCGGTATCGATAGTGCGAATTGAAGCCCTTCCGCAGCATCTTCGCGCGCGGCGACACCTTGATGCCAGGCTCGTGTCCGTCCACCCGATAGCGCAGGAGCTGGCGCACGCCGTCCTGGCGCACGTGCAGTTCCTGGCTTTCCGCCGGCCAGATCGTGATGCCCATGATCTCGCTGACGATCTCGAACATCGACTTGTCACCGGTCTCGCTGTCGCCCCCGAAAAATCCGGCCGGATCGCCCGTCGCCCGTTCGACCTTGAACCCGCGATAGCGCGTCTCGAGGAGGAGCTTGCAATCCCGGCCGAAACCGGACGGCCCGATCCGGCCGGGGCAATGCTCGTCGAGGACGCGTAGCTGGCCGCTTGGCGTCCATTGCAGCACCAGCATGGCGGGGCCGCGCACGCCCTGGTCGAAGCCGAGACGCAAGGGCAGGCCTGCAACCGGCTCGATGTTGTCCTCGGCAGCATGGACCTGGTCGTCATATTCGGGATAGACCGGCTCGCCGTCACGGTTCGGACCCCACTTGCCGTCGACCATGCGCTGCACCCACCAGGGCCGGTGCTTGTTCTCTTCGGCCATGCGGGCATAGGTTTCCTGCGAAATCGCCGCGCGGTTCTCGCCTTGGGGCGAGCGGCCGGAAGGCTGCTTGAAAAGGCGATGTCCGGACGGCTTGATCTCCTCGAAGATGCTGTAGGTCCAGTTGTCGGTATCGGGCGGGTTGAAGTCGCCCGTGACGCAAGTGTAGTAATTCGTGCCGGCCGGCAGGAGCCGCTTCGGCGGAAAGCGCTGCTGGGCGGCGCGGCCAGTCAAGTAGGTCAGCACGTCGCCCGACATCAGATCCGCCTCGCCCATATTGGCGGTCGTGAACTCGATACCGCGCAGTGCCTGGTCGACATCGGCGTCCTGGATCGCCTGGAAGACCATCTCGAAAATGATCAGCCCGCCGTCCGGCGCGTCGAAACGCAGTTCGTGCGTGGCCTTGCGCCCCTCGCCGCCCTGCCAGTCGCCGCGGTCCTTCGGGAACCACTGCCACCAGCTCTTGATCGTGGTGCCCCACAGATTGGCATAGGTGTCGCGCAGCTCGACATGACGGTGCCGCCGGTGCCCGTCGAGGCATTTCGGCATTTCGAGCGCGCATTTGAGCTTGTCGAAGAAGTCGAGGTTTGTCTTTCCCGAGCCGATCGGCCCCATCATGAACCGCACGCTCGACTTGCGATCCATCAGGTAGGCGGCCGCGACCGGCCCCGGCGGCACATATCGGTTGATGTCGAAATCGCTCACCGCTACTCCTCCCGCGAGACGTCAGCGGCCTCGCGTATTGCCTGGTTCTGGTTTTCGATCATGGACACGATTACGGCTTCGCTCATGCCGCATCGCATCGCCCGCGCGATCGCGATGGTGTTGAAATCGTAGTCGGATGCAGAGATCGCCTGGCGGACCGCCGGCGGAAGGGCGTCGAAAACCGCCATATGCTCTTGGGCCGGCGGTGTCACGCTGTACTGGACGCCGGCGATGCGCTCGCCACGATTGCGAGGCGTCCGGCTCACGACCGCACCTGCAGGAGTTTCGGTTTCAGCTTGCCCTGGCGGGCCTTCGTCTCGACGGAGAAGGGCACGCCCGGCCGCTCGGCGAAGATCTTCGCCAGGACCGTGCGGATATGGCCGGCGCCATCGGCATCGGTCGCTAGCATCATCAGCGCCGCGTCCGCCAGGGCGTCGCGCACGTTGGCCGTGTTCGGCTCCAGCGCGCCGGCGGACTTCGCCGACGCCGCGCGCGCCCGCGCCCGCCGCCGGGCAACCCGGAAATATTCGCGCCGGCCGGCCGCATCGAGGGCGGTGAAGGAGCCATCCGCAGGCGCGCCGCGCTCGCGGAGCCGGCGGTAGAGGTTCATCAGCGCGTCATCGGAGATTTGGACGCGTCCAATTGTTGTTTTTGTCTTGGCGGTCATCACGGGGCCCGCTTGATGGAGTTGCCGCTCGTGATCATCACGAAGCCGTCGGCGAACTCGAGCCGGATCGAGTTGCGGGCACCGCGCGCTGTGAGTTTGCAGATCTCGCCCTTGCGGCCATGACAGTTCCACCGATACACATAACGGCGGTCTGATTTGGCCAGGCGCGAAGCCCTCCCCCCAACCCCGGCGAGCCGGCGAACAGATTTCCCCTCACCCACCAACCGGCACGGTTCGCTTTGAAGGCTGAAAACCGCACAGGCTTTACCCGCTAGCTGACCGCGATCGCGTTTCGAGGACGCCCCCAGGGCCTCGCCCAGGGCAGCCGATGGGCCACCCCTCCGGACCGATCCGGCCTGCGCCGGCGACGAGGCGGCGGGCTGCGCCGCAGGCTGGACCTGCTGATTTACGATCATCGGTCCGAAAGCCGAATTACGCTGCATCGTCAATCACTTGCCCTCGTCGTGAGACTGCGCGTCGTGAGACTGCGCGTCCGCGTCGTCGCTAACCCGTTGATTTTGCTGTGTCTCGGCGGTGCCGTCGATCAGCTTCATGGCAAGGCCGAACTCGCTGCCGCCCTCGGCCGCCAGCGCCGCGATCGAGCGCATGTCGAGCACCGTGAACGTGCCGGCCGTCGCGCCCTGCACCTGGACGGCGGTCGGCATCTTCTGCGCGACGTAAGGCGCGAGGTCGGACATGACCTTGCGGTGGTACTCGGCCGCCTCGATCTTCTTGCAGCCGAGCGTCTTGGCGATCACGTCGATCGGCGTCGACACGATCTCGGCCATGGCGAGGATCGGATGCCGGCCGGTCTCCTGGATGAGGCGCACCAGGTCCTTGGTGACCTTGCTCGGCCCCCTCGGCCTCCCCGGCCCGCCGCGCTTGATTTCGCCGCCCTCGGCCAGCTTGATCGTGCCGAAAACGCTCGATCCCGCGAAGAGATCGTCCTGCACCGCGCCGGGATTTTCAGCGCCCGCCCCGCGCCCGGAAACAATATCGCGGGCGGCCTGGTCGAGCTGCAGCGCGTCCTTCAGTCCGCCTTCAGGCTTGCCGGCCATTTTACCCCCCGCAAATATTGCTGGAACCGTGGAACCGGCGCTGGAACCGCTCGCCGATCAAGCCAATCCATTGAAAAAACTGATGAATATATCCCTCTGGAACTGTGGAACCGTGGAACGTAACAACACGCGCGCGCCTGCGCGCATACGGGAATGTGCGGTTCCACGGTTCCATGGTTCCACTTTGTGATTTCTCCTGCCGGATCAATGCCTTACCCCTTCAGCTATCGGTTCCAGTCGCGGTTCCATGGTTCCACTTTCCGATTTCATCAATGATTTCAATGGTCGCGGCGGTTCCACACCCGAACCCAATCGAGCCGCGTTCGGCCCGTGGTCTTTTCTCTGGAGAGAATGGGTCGGGGTTGAAGGTGTCACGTTTAGGCGGCGGCGCGACGGGGTCGGGGCGCCGAGCCACCGGGTCGGGGCAATCCCTTGCGGGCTAAGGCTCGTGACGAAATATGCGCGGCCTGCCGGCCGCAAGATTTTTTCCAACCTGACACCAGGCGGCACGGCCGCGCGCCCAGGCGGTCGCCTGGTCGCGCTCATCTGACGCTGGTGAGATGGTTTGCAGGGAAGCATGATCATGCCGCCTTTTCCTCGTTCCTGTCCGCGATGATATCCTTCAGGGCAAACGCGATGCCCTTCAGCTTGACGCCATGGATGCGGCCCGACGCCTTGCGCCAGGTGCCCTCGGGCGCCTGCTGCAGCGCGCCCGCCCATGTGCCGGCGGCCATTTCTCCCTGCCATTTCGTATCCTTGAAAAGCTGGTAGAGCAGCGTGTGCTGGTTGGGCACGAAGAGCTCGAAGCTGCCGCCCTTCTCGGTCGGCTTTTGCAGCGACAGGCCCGTCTGCTCGAGGAGCTTGCGCGCCGGCTCGAATTTGAGCGCGTCCGGATCGTTGATGTTGTGTTCCCAGAAGTCGGTCAGCACCTCGCCGACCGTGTGCCGCGTGCCGCCGCGCCAGGCCTCGATGCGCTGGGTCATGAGGTGCGATAGGCACAACCGCCAGTTTTCCTCGGCATCGTCGAATTCGGACAGCACCGCGGCCGACAGATGCTCGCGCCACGGCTCGAACGGGCTTTCGCCCTCCGCGTTCGGCCCCATGGCCAGGCCGAGCGCCTCGGCGTCGTCGGCGATGACCAGGTCGGCGACGGCCATCAGCGTGCCGAACGTGTCCTGGCCGCGCCCGTCATGGCCGCACGAGGCGAGGAAGGATCGCCAGGCGCCGAAGGTCGCGTGCCATCGGTGCCAGTTGTCGAGAAGCCGGCGCAATATCTTGCGGCCGAGATCGGTCAGCTCCTCATCGGGAATGATCGGCTTCACCGCGCCGGGCGGCTGGCGCAGGAGCCGGAGGATCGCCAGGCGCGACAGGTCCTGCGGCTCCATCGCCGGCATGTTGATCGACGACAGGTTGAACGCCGATCGGCCGTGAAACTGGGTGCCCTTGTGGCTGTCGCCGCCGCGGTGCATCGGCGCGCCGCTATAGGACAGGCGCAACAGCTCGATGACGGCCTTCTGCTTGCGGTTGTCGGCCTTGGCCTCGAACTCGTCGATCGCGACCGGCAGGCAGTCGAACTTGAGGAGCTGGTAGAGGCCGGCGGCCGTCGCGTCGGCCGTATTGACCAGCCATTCGCCGAACACGGACTTCAGGTCGTTGTGCAGGCCGGACTTGCCGGTCGCCTTGTCGCCCAGGACATAGCTTGCCGGCCGGTTCGCCAGCGCGCCGCCCAGAAAGCCGACGCCGATCCAGCCGACGAGGAGGATCGGGTCGAGCTCCGGCCGCACCCAGCGCCAGGTGCGAAAATGCGGCACCAGGCGCAGCATGGGTCCGGGCTTGAAGGTCAGCGTGTTCGGCCAGGGCCGGGGCAGCGGCGGCCGGGTCGGGTAGACCATGCCTTCCAGCTCGCCCAGATCCTCGGCGCCGCGCTTCGAATAGAGCCGGTCGCCGCAATGCAGGATCAGCCGGCCGTCGCGGCCTTTCCAGATGCCGCGGCCGCGCACGCGGTTGAGCGCGCTCCACGGGCCTTTGCGCGCGCAGGCGCCCATCAGCGTCTCGCGTGCCTTTTCAGGCCGCCAGCTCGTCACGTCGCCATTCGAGTTCTTTTTCGGGAACGCCCAGTAGAGCCACCAGTGGCGGCCCATGAAAAGTTCGTTGATGCCGGCTTGGCCGAGCTCGCTGCCGCGCAGCGCGCGCATCTGGCCGATCGTGTCGAGAAAGAAATAGACGCCGTCGTCGGTGCCGAGCGGCAGCACGGGACAGCCAGGCGGCAGGCCGTAATCGTCGGGATGCCATTCGCCAGGATTGATGCCGTCGAGCTGCCGGCCGGGCACCGGGTCGCTTTGGCCGATGCCCAGCAACGGGTCGCCGGCCTCCGCGTCGCGCAGCGCTGCGGCGACGTCGTCGAGCCCGTCATGGGTCGTCTCGATCGCCGCGCCTGGTGCGTGCGACGCGGCCTTGCCTGCCGCGTCGCCTGTCTTTCCCCTCGCCATTTATGCCGCCTGCCGCCTTATTTCCTGGTCTTTTTCGCGGCCGCGTCGTCGGCCTTCTTGTCGTCGGCCGGCTTGTCGTCCTGCGGCGGGGTTGCCGGTGTCTTTCCCGGATCGCCCTCAAGCTCCGCACGGCTGACGAGCACCAGCTCGTCATCGTCCTCGTCGTCGTCGGCCGCGTCCTCATGGAACGGATCGAGCGCCTGGGCGACGGCGCGGAAGGTGACGAAGAAGACCTGTAGGTCCTCGTCGGCCGCCTCGATCGACGGCAGCTCGAAGGGCATACCGACCAGCTCGCCGAATTTGCGCGCCAGCGTTTCGGGCGGGGGGAAATTGCGCTGCCGGGCATAGTCATAGAGGCCGGCCATGGTGTCGGCGTCGAGGTCGCGCGTCTGGCCGCCGGCGGCGACCTTGGCGGCGAAGACCGCCGTGTTCAGGATCTTGCGGTGTTTCATGCGGCCTGCTCCATTTTGGGCGATTTGTATTTCTCGCTCACCTCGCGGATGCGCTTGTCGAGCGTCCAGGCGAGGTCCTCGCCCATGCCGCGGCTGGGCTGCGGAACGAGGCCGTTCAGCACGATGGCGAGATTGTCATAGGCCTCGGCCTTCGGTCGAAGCCGCTCTATATCGGCCCGCAGGCCTTTGATCTCGGCGCTGCAGCGGGCCATCATCTCGATGGCCTCGCGCTCGGTCATTGTCGGTCCTGTCAAATCCGTTCTCCTTTCAAGAGATCGTTCATGTCCTTGCCGCGCGGGGATCGCGCGACGAACACCTGGCGGAACCGTGCCCGCAGGTTCTTCAGCGCCGCGTCCAGGGCGGCCTCGGCCTGGCCTTTGCCCCAGTCATTGTCGGCGCAAACGGTGATCGTGGTGATGCAGGGCAGGTCCGGCACATTGCCGATATTGCCGAGCGTGCCGGCGGCCCAGACGCGCCGCTCGGGCATGGCGAGCGCGCAGGCAAGCGCGTCCTCGATCCCCTCGGTCACGATCAGCGGCCCCGCCTTGCCGGCCTTGGTCGCCGCCTCGGGCGACAGGTCGCCGGCGCCTTTCGATATCCGGATGAAGGAGCCGAGCCACCCGGCCGGCCAGATCTTGCGCGGCGCGTTCTTCTTCGGTTCCGGCAATTCGGCCTTGCCCGAGCCGTCCGGCTTCAACCAGGTGCGATGCACGCCGCGCGCGCGGCCGTCCGGCCCGCTCATCAGCGCGATCATGCAGGGAAGGTCGATCAGCTCGCCGTCATGGGTGCGGTAATCGTGGCTGACGAAGAAACGCAGCGCGCCGGGCAGGCCGCGTCCGCGCGCCATCATCGGCGAAAGGTCGATCGCGCGGCTTTTCAGATAGGTATCGAGCGTCGAGCCGGGAAAGGTCAGCGGCAGGAGCTTGTCGGCGTGCAGCCACAGGCCGAAGGCACGCCGCGCATTCTCCTGCCTTTTGTCGGCATCCTCGCGTTCCTCGGCCGCGCGCCGCGCCGCGATCTCTGCCGCGCGCTTCTGGCGTTCCGCCTCGCTCATCACCGGCGCCGAACCGGTCGACCAGCCGAGCCAGCGCAGACACCAGGCGCGGGTTTCCGTCAGGTCGGCATGGCGGCAGCAATAGTTCACCAGGCGCACCACGTCGCCGTCGTCGACGCCGCGCACGCCGGCCTCGTCGCGGAATGCGCCGATCGCCGGATTGCGGATGCGCACCCAGAACGAGCCGCCATGCCTGTCGGCCCGCGTCGGGTTGCGGCCGATCCAGTAGGCGCCGTTGCGGTGCCCGTCGGGCACGAGCTCGCGCGCAAGATGCTCGATGCGGTCGAGCAGCGCCGCGCGGATCTCGGAAAAGTCGGGACCGCGCGTCATTGTTCTGCCTCCGGTTGGCGGCCGGCAGCTTCAATCTCGGCGATGATGTCGGCCAGCGGACGCGGATCGCGGCAGACCAGGTCGGGATATCCGAGCTTTGCGCGCCAGAATTGGCGTGTCGTGGGCAAGGTGCTGTCGACGAGCTGCGCGGCTTGCATGAGCCCGATCGCGGCGAAGAGATCGATCATAGCCGCCGCCTCGCGCGATGGATGGCGCGCTTGGCCTCGCGCTTGGTGTAGAGGCGGTGCGCACGCTGCTGCGTCTCCTCGACCAGCGAGACGACATATCCATCCTTGCAGATCAGCACATAGCCTTCCCTGCGAATGCGGCAGGCGCCGGCGCGCACCATCGGCCACAGCCGTTCCGGGCAGATGCGGTTGCGCAACGCGTCGATCGACACGCCCAGCGACTGCGCCGCCGCCTTCGCCAGCGTCCAGTTGCCGGCGTCGCGACCGTGCGCCTTCACCAGCGGGGCAAGGTCGAAACCTTCGATGCGCTTCAGATAGCGCAGGATGGCATGAGCGGTGACGGGCGAGAGCGGCTTCACGGCATCGCTCCCATGCCGATCGCGGTCCGCGTCTCGATCGCACGGCCGTCATCTTTGAGCCGGCGATCGATCGCCGCGCAGCAATCCTCGCAAACATAGAAGGTCATGACCCTGCGGGCCTGGCGATCGCACTCCGTCTGGGCGCGAACACGCGCGCCGACGGGAATGGACTGCTCGCAAATGACGCAGCGATGCGGCCGGCGCGTTTTGAGCATCCGGTTGTCGAGTATGCGCACATCACTGTCGCGGTCGGCAGCGAACAGATCATAGTTGAGAACATGCTGATCAACCCAGTCCATCTGCCCCCCCCTTTTGCGCATCGTCCATGCCATCACAGCATCGCCTCCAGCCGCGCGAGAAACCCGTCGATGTCGGCCTTGTCGCGCTCGAGCTCGACGAGCTGCACGGCATGGCTGATCCGCGCGCGCGGCCGGTCGACGACGCGCGCCAGGCGCGAGGCCGGCACGTCGAAATGGGTGACGGTCAGGTAGAAGGTGGCGCGGCGGGCAAAGCAGCGCGCTTGGCTCCAGTCGCGGCCGCGCCGGCCGGGCGCGAGGATCTCGCCGATCGGCACGCCGGTCGCGCCGGCGACCAGCTCGGCGACCCGCAGGAACTGCGCCCGCGCGCCGGCGCTGTCGCGCTTCAAGCATAATTTCGCCCGCCGCCCCCGCATGATCAGAACAGGTTTTCGTTTTTGGCGCGATCGAGGCGCTCGATCTCGGCAATGATCAGGGCAGCCGCCTTCACCAGGTCGCGACGATAAGTCGAGCGCTTGAACCACGACTTGTCGAACGGCCAATGCCTGTCCGATCCGCCGATGGCATAGCAGGTGGCGGCCTGGGCCAGCTTTCCATGCTGATGGGCATCGTCATGCGCCGCCGAAAAGCCCTCGCCGGCGATTTGACGAAGCCGCTCGACGACGACGTCCATGGCCGCATCCGAGCAAGGCAGTCCTGCACCCTCGGCAAGCCCGCTCATGATCGTGTTGGCGAAGGCGACCGTCAGGCGTTCGCGTTTCTTCTCGTCACACCCATAAAGGTCGGAAAACGCACCGGCCTCGTCATAGGCGCGTTCCCACACCTCTTCGGTAAAGCTTGTCTCGTTGTCGTCCATGGTCCTCGTCTCCATCGTTCCCCGAAAAAAGACGGCCCGATCGGCGACCGGGCGGATGCCGATCGGGCCGCAAAGGCCGGCGGCGGGGAAACGGAACCGCCGGCTGGGAGGAGACGCAAAACCCTGGACGCTACGCGGCCGCGCCTCCGGCAAAGCGCGCCATGGCGGCGCGGCATTGCTCGAGGGGGCGCGACACGGTCTCCGGCAGGAGCCCGTTCGGATCGCGCGCCGCTTGAAGCGCGGCGCAGCGAAGATCGATGAAATAGGCGCCGGCATCGAAGCCGGTACGGCGGCAATGCGCCTCGGCCGCGCCGCGCGCGGTGACGATCACCACGTCGGGCCAGCGCAAAAGCAGTGCCGCGCGTTCCTGGTCGGACGTGGCGCGGGTGAATTGCTGCAGGATCGGCAGGCTGTCGCTCATGTCAGCCCCGCCGCTTCGGGCAAAGCCCGCGATGGCCGCTGGCATATTGCTGCACGGCCGCTGCCTCTCGGCCGAGCCTGGCGGCAATCTCCGCGATGCCCAGGCCTTCGGCCCATAACTCTTTCAGGAGCAGCCGGTCAGCATCTGTCCAGGCGCGGGACTTCGACTTCGCCGCGCCTGCCCCCCTGTCGGACTGAACGTCCGCCGAAGGCGCGGGCTCGCCCGAGCCCCGGCCATCGTCGGCCGCGGCCGTCGCCCTTGGGGCCGGAGGGACGGGCGGCGCAGCCGCCGGTTCGTCCCGTGAGGCCAAAGAAGACCCCGCCTGTTTCCAGCCGGCGATGATCTTCTCCACCCGCGCCCGCGGCAGCCCGAGCGCCGTCGCGATATATTCCGGCTCGGCATCCGCCATCAGGAAGATGGCGCGCACCTGCCGGTCGAGATCGCGGTCGAGCGGTTCTTCCGCCCGCTCCTGGCCGATGCGGGCCGCATAGGCGGCGTCGACCAGACGGCGCACATATTCGGCCGGCTTCACATTCATCACCCGCGCGCGGTCGGCCAGGGCATCGAACATGCGCTGCGGCAGGGAAAGCGGAACGGCGACGAGCTTGGGCTGGGAAAAGGCGGCTGGTTGCGGCATCACGCGGCCCTCCTGCGTTCATTGGCGCGTTTGGCTTTGAGGAAGGTCGAGCAGGCAGCGGCCGTCAGCGGCTTGCGGCCCGGCTTGACGGTCAAAAGCGCCAGCGGCCCGGCCTCATCGGGCGTCCAGTCGAGGTCGACGATCGCCGCGCCGTCATGCCCGTGGCCTTTCAGCTCCAGCGCCAGCGCGTCGCACAGCGACTGCATGAAGATCTTCTCCGAGGCGTATTGCCCGGTGAAGCGGTCGACGATCGTGGTGGTGATGACCGTCATGCCGTGCCACCCGAAGAATGGAGGAGCATGGCGATCGCGCGCTGATTGCCCTGCTCGACATTGCGCGCAACCATGTCCATCACCTGGGCCGGCGTATAGCGGCGCTGATCCTGCATCGCGACGAGCTGCCCGACCAGTTGGGCGGCCACCGCCAGCAATTCTTCGGCTGGCAAGCTCTCGCCCTCGACGCGTAGCGCGTTGATCAGGGCAACGCGAAATCGCTCGTGGCGCTCGTCGGTCTCGATAATCTTCCTCGTCACTGCACCGCCCTCCCTTGTCGCCGCGCGATCGGCAGACCGCGTTTTGCCAGCCTGTCCTGGCGGCGGATTTCGGCGCGCAGCGCGTCGGTGAGCCTCTTCATGCGCCGCTGCTCGACCAGGGACGGCACGGGCTTCTTCACTGCAGCCTCCCGTGCGTCAGATCCTCGACCAGGGCGCGCTCGCGCTCATTGAGATGGGTTTCCATCGCGTCGAGGGCGGTCATCATGGTGCGCATCCGCGGATTGGCGTCCGGCTGTTCCCAGCGGTAGAATGTGGACTTCGAGACGCCGCCGGCCGCGGCGACGTCCTTGATGGGCATCCGCAACCGTCGGGCGCGCTCGATGATCTGATTTATGCGACGCTTGTAATCCATAAATACGACGGCTAGGGTGATTTGCCGTCCTATGTCAAGCGTATTAGTAGTCAGTGCACGAGTAACACACATGCTGCAAAGTTGGGCCGTCGAAGCGGTTATTCAGGGACGGCCGGTGACAAAGCAGCACGACGAGCTGCGCGGCATAGTTCGCGAATGGCTCGAATTCATTCAGCAGAAATACGGGATCACCCCGCGCAAGATCGCGACGCGATCGAACGTCTCGCCATCGACGATCTATCGCTGGCTCGACGAGGACGCGCCGTTCGTCATGTCGATGTCGAAGCTGCGCCAGGTGGCCGATGCCTTCGGGGAAAACCTCCCCGAAGCGCTGACCGGGATGCCGGCCGGTGCCCGTCCGGGTTTCGCCGAGACGGATCTGGCGCCCTACGATGCTGCGCCTGGGGGCGCTGCCGGCAAGGTCGAGACCAATCATGGCCGCTGGCGGATCACCTCCGATGTGCTCGACATGGAAGGCTTTCGGGTCGGCGACGTTCTCGACTTCGACATGGGGCTTGAACCGCGCGCCGGCGACGTTGTCGTCGCCCAGGTCTACAACATGGCGCGGGGAACGGCGGAAACCCTCCTGCGCCTTTACCAGCCGCCCTTTCTCCTCACGCGATCGAGCGATCGGCGCATCGATGCGCGGCCGCTCTATGTCGACGGCGAACGTGTCGTCGTCATGGGAACCTTCGTCCGGCTGATCCGCGAACGCGCGGCCTGACATGGGCGCGCTGCTGGGCTTCGTCGCGTTCGCTGCGGCGTGGGCCTGCGGCTGGATCGCCGACCGCTTCAAGGAAACTGTTCTCAAGGACTATCAAGGCGAGAAGCTGGCGGATCGATTGCGCGATGCGGTCGCGGTCGCCTGGTTTGTCGGATGCTTTTTGCTCGCGCGCTGGTTCATCGTCACCCTGGGATGATCCACGTGAAACACTAATAGGACTTTTTTGTCCTGTTATCGGCTTCATGCCATTGCATTTGTCGCATTTATGCGAAACCATGCTCGTGTTTTCTCAACACGAGGTGATTTGCCATGAAAGAGAAGGTGAACACGGCGGGGCCGGTGGAGGCGCTTCTCACGCTGCCGCCTGTCCTGTCCGGCACGGACGTCGCCGCCATGCTCGGCTACCGATCGGCGGCCGGCTTCTACACCCGCCGGCTGGCGCTCGAGGCCGAAGGCTTCCCCAGGAAGCTGCCCGGCCTCAACGGCTGGTCGCGCACCGCCATCCTGCGCTGGATCGACACCAACGGCGAGACCTGGCGCCTCGCCGATGGCGACGACCGGATCGACGCCGCCGCCCGCGCCCTCGAAGCGGAGTATGCGGCATGAGAGGACCGGTTTATTTCGACCTGGAAGCGATCGAGCGCAACGCCCGGCATGCGACGGCGACGACGATTGCCGAGGCCCGCGAGCGGGCACAATCAGACGAGGATCAGAAGTTCGTCGACATCCAGGAGGAGCTTTACGAGCTGGCGATCCTGGCGACCTGCAAGCTCGCCGGGCTTCGCAATCGCGAGGTCGATCCGAACATCGTCGCCAAGGCGATGGGCAATGTCATCGGGTCGATGTCGGCCAACGCCTATCGCAATTTCGGGTCGAATTCGGGAGCCTCGCGCCTGCTCGTCAGGGCAACCGGCGAAGCCTTCCAGGCGCTGCTGCGCGGCACGAGCGACCACGGCATCGTGCGCCAGACCTCCGTGCAGGGTATTCAGGGAGGTCTGGCATGATGGCGGCCGTCAACGATCTCCATCGCCTCGACCCGAAGACGCTGACGGCGGCGCAGAAAAGCGCGCTCAAGCTCGCCAAGGCCGCGCGGCTGATCCGTTGCCGCAATGGCTGGCGCGGCGTCGGCACCAGGCTCGTCTCGCTCAAGACGGCCGGCGAGTTGCAGGCCCGCGGCCTGGTGCGCCCCGTCATCGACGGCCGCACCCGCCTCGACGTCACCGGCGCCGGCAACACGGTGCTTGCCGTCATGCAGGAAAGGGCGGGACGATGAGCAAAGCTGATCTCTCCCCTTCCACTCCCGTAGATGGGGTGGGCGAAGATTTGATGGACCGCGCCGTAGACGCATACCACGCGAAGGCTGGCAAGTCTTGCGTTTGGGACGGCCTAGAAGCCGCCTTAGAGGTTGCCCTCGCCTCCTTTTCCACTCCCGTCGATGGGGTGGGGGCGGAACCGCGCGTGAAGCCGTTGGAGTGGAAGGCAACCGGATTTTCCGATGGCGAGTTCGCTCAAAGTGTCTTGGGGTCTTACTTCGCTTATCCGACCGGAAGCTGGACTTGCCCGAAAATGCACCACACCCGGTTTGGCGGGTCAATTGACGAGGCCAAAGCCGTCGCCCAAGCCGATTACGAGGCTCACGTCCTTTCCGCGCTCGCCAATCCAGAAGCCGAAGCACGGCTGCGGGAGCGGGTGGACGTGAAGCAAATGATTGCGGATGTGGAAGCCGGCAAGCACAACGTGTTCGTGAACAAGGGCGAAGACCCGCACGGCAACGGCTCGGAACTCGACTGCCCGTACTGTGGTGGCAGCGGGCATAACGACGACGTGGCCTACGGCTTCGAATACAACGGCGAAGGCTACTCCGCGACGGGTGCCGAAGCCCGTCTCGCACAATCCGAGGGCAGTCCGGCGGTGACGGAGGCGATACGCGAGGCAGCGAATATTGCTTATCGGGTGTGCGCCGAAACTCGTCACATCTCATTAGGCGACAAGTGCAGAGACGCCATCCTCGAAGCCGCCCTCCATCCCCAATCGGCGGCAGGGGAGGAAGGGAAATGACGCCGACCGAGAAGCACAACGCCCTCGCACGGGACTTCGTCATGCGCGTTGCTTCCGAGACGAAAACCGACAGTGACATGATGGTCGTTGTCGAGAGCAGCCTGTTCGCCGCGATGCTCATATTGCAAAGGCAGCATGGCGTTAAGCCAATCATCTGCACCGAAATGGTCGACATGGCCGTTCAACAGGCTATGGAACGCTTTGCCGCCCTTCAGGATCGTCGGCCATGACCGCGCAGCCAGGCACAAACTGTCCGGTGTGCGGCGATCGCGTCGATCACTGGCCTTCGCATACCTGCAGCGGCAAGGCGGGGGAAAAGCGATGACCCATGTCGACGTCGCCCTGATGCTCGTCTTCGGCATGATCTTCGCCGGCATGTTGATGATCGCGGTCGTGCTGCTTTCCTGGCTGCAGGGGACGCGCCAGCCGCGTCCGCCATCGGAACATCTGGAAGCGCTTAGGCCGGCCCTGCGGAAGGCGGATCGATGATCGCGATCGAGCTCTTCGCCGCCGGCATCGGCATCGCCGCTTGGTGCGGCTACTGGGTCGGCCGCTTCGACGAGCGCGACCGCTTTTGAACCCGCTTGCGCCCTTGAGGGGCCCAGGAGCGCAGGCAGCCCGGCGGGAACCGCGTATGACGAGCGTTTCAGACCGCCGCTCAAGTACCCGCCGGGCAAATCTTTACATTGAGACAGGAGCAAGGCCATCATGTCCTTCATGGGGAAAGTCGAAATCCGCATTCCGCTCGTGTCGTGGCGCAACGGCCGCCCGCGTTTCATTCCGGGGCCGACGACGCGCGAGCTCGGCTACAAGGGCGAGGATCTGCGTCATGCGGATGGAAGCTGGCTGTCGCTCGACGAGACGATCGCCTGGGCAAGCAAGCGCCAGGCCGAGATCGCCGATCGCCGCCGCGATGTCGACGCCGGCGAGACGACGAAGCGCAAGACGCGCAACGCGCTCGCGAGGGCCCGTGCCGAAGGCCTGGTCACGGTCGGCCAGCTCTGCACCGAATTCGTCGACAGCCCGCGCATGTCCGGCAAGACGATCGTCCAGGGCCGCAAGAAGCGCGATCCGCTCGCGGACAACACCATCCGCTATTACAAGGGCGCCGCGCGCCTCCTCGAGGCGTTCGACAAGGGCCGCGTCTGGACCGAGGTCGCCGCGGCCGTGACGCCCAAGGCCCTGTCGGGCATCCTCGACCGGATCGAGATCGCGCACGGCCTCGCCCAGGCGCGCGCTGTCCGTGCCTTCCTGTCGGTCGCCTACGGCCATGGCATGACGCACCGCCTGGTGCCGGCCAATCCGGTCGCGACCTTGAAGGAGACGCTGCCCGAGCTGGCGCCCCGCCTGCGGCCGGCGACGATCGACGAGATCGAAACGCTCGTCGCCGTGGCGGACGCGATCGGCGCGCACGATGTCGGCGACATGATCGTCGCCGGCGTCTGGACCGGCCAGCGCCAGAACGATCGCCTCGCCGTGCCGGCGAAGTACGTCTCGGCCGAGGGCATCTATTTCGAGCCGTCGAAGAAGAAGCGCACGGCGCAACGCCTCCTCATTCCCGTCTCGAATGCCCTCGCAAATCGCCTGGAGCTGGCCGAGGAGCGCCGCAAGGACTGGAAGGTGACGCCGATCACCCTCTTCGCCTGCGACGCCACTGCACGGCCCTGGGGGATGGACTGGTACCGCAAGGCGTTCCGCATGGTCCGCCACGTCGCCGCCTTCGGCGATGCCGAGCGCGACCGGGACGGCAGGCTGACGAAGGACGCGTCGGCGATGTTCGGGGCGAAGGACGTCCCTGCCCTGCTCGCGGCCGCCGGCATCGCGCCCATGGTATCGCTCGCGGATCTGCGCGACCAGGATCTGCGCGACACCTGCCTGTCCTGGCTGCCGCTGGCCGGCTGCGACAAGTTCGAGATCGCCGGCTTCTCCGGCCATGCCTTCGCCCAGTCGGAAAAGGTCATGCGCCACTATGTGGCGATCCCGCCCGAATTCGCCCGCCGCGGCATGGAAAAGCTCGAAGCCTGGCACGCGGCCCAGCTCGCGGGCCGCAAGGCGGTGCGGGCGTGA